ATGACCTGGTGGAACCGTCCGGGACTGAAAGCTTATGATGGGCTCATCTGCGATGGGGCGATCCGTTCCGGAAAGACGGTATGTATGACAGATGGCTTTTTCCTGTGGAGCATGGCAACTTTTTCAGGCCGTACCTTTGCGCTTTGCGGAAAAACCATCGCATCTCTGCGCAGGAATATCGTTTTGAATCTGCAGGAATGGTTGGGCAACATCCTGAAGATTTCAGAGTGCCGAAGCGAGAACAAACTGGTGGTCACAGGTAAAAATGGACATGAAAATGTGTATTATCTGTTTGGCGGGCAAGATGAGAGTTCATATAAGCTGATCCAAGGTATTACACTGGCAGGTGTCCTGTTGGATGAAGCAGCGCTGATGCCACACAGCTTTGTGGAACAGGCTTGCGCAAGGTGTTCTGTTGCCGGATCCAAGCTATGGTTTAACTGCAACCCTGCAGGTCCGGAGCATTGGTTTTATACGCAGTGGATACAGAAGAGAAAACAGAAGAATCTGCTGCATTTACACTTTTCCATGGCGGACAATCCAAGCCTGGATCCGGCGGTTCGCAGCCGGTATGAGCGGATGTATACCGGCGTGTTTTACAGACGGTATATTTTGGGTCAGTGGTGCATGGCAGAGGGACTGGTGTATGCCTTTGACCGGGAACGGCATGTGGTGAAGACGCTGCCGACATGGGGAATGTACTATATTTCTGTTGACTACGGAACGCAGAACCCGTTTTCCGCGGGGCTTTGGTGCCTGCAAAACGGTCAGGCGGTGCGGCTGCGGGAATACTACTATTCCGGGCGGGAAACCGGCATTATGCACACAGATGAAGAATATCATCAGGCTTTGGTCAAGCTGGCGGGGGGACTGCCGATCACACAGGTGGTAGTAGACCCTTCGGCGGCTTCTTTTATTGCCACGATTCGCGCCCATGGCCTGTTTTCGGTACGTAAAGCAAGAAATGAGGTGCAGGTTGGCATCCGATTGGTGGCGACCCTGCTGGCGGCGGGAGTGCTGCAAATTGGGGATACCTGCAAAGATACGATCCGGGAGTTTGGACTTTACCGCTGGGAAAATGCGGGACAACAGGATCGGGTCTGCAAGGAAAATGACCACGCAATGGATGATATCCGTTATTTCTGCAGCACGATTTTGCGCAGGGACAGGAAAATCAAAGAAATTATCGGAGGAGATTTGAATGAAAAAATGGCTGATTGAAAAATGGCTGCCAATATGGGCAAAAGAGACAGTTTTGTCGGATAACCGGCAGCTGCAACAGGAAAATGAGATGCTGCGGCAGAAGGTCAGACAGCTGGAAGCCTATATCCGGGGGCTGGAATCCGGTATGCGGGTCAACAAACGGATCAATATCTACAATCGGGGAGGAGAGGCATGAGCATTTACAATTATGAGGAGGCGTTTGGTGCGTGGGATAAAACCAGCGGACCAATGCGAAAGGCAATCGGAGAATGGTTTTCCCTGTATTATGGCGAAAAAACCAGTGACGATCAAGATCCTTGTCAGAAAATTGCGTATTCGATCGTAAATAAGCTGGTAAAGACGATTTTTGGGGAATACACCGTATCCGCTCAGGATCCGCTGGTGCGGGATTGGATCAACTGCTTGGATGGACAGAAAAAAGAGGCCATGCAGCTGGCGCTGGTTGGCGGTGAGTGTTATATCAAACCATGGATCGGGGAGAATGGTTTTGCATTTACGCTGATCCCCAGGAATAATGTTCTGATTTTTGGCAGAGATATGCACGGAAATCCCACGGATATGGGAACGGTGGAGCGGATGACCAAGGGAAAGTATTACTACACCCTGTTGGAGCGCAGAACTGTGGATGAGGATGGGTATCTAACCATTACCAACCGGTTGTTCCGTTCGCTGAATGCCCGCACACTGGGTGCTCAAGTGCCGCTGCACACGCTGGGCTGTTATGGGGAACTGGCAGATGAATACCGGTATGAACAGCCGGTTTGGTCTGTGGGATTGGTTCGGCTGAAAACACCTATGCTCAATTGTGTGGATGGTTCACCGGATGGGGTCTCGGTATACGCAGCAGTTACGGAGCTGATCCACAACATCGACCGCAATGAGGAACAGATGAACGGAGAGTTCCGCCGTGGGGAGAGCAGAATCTTTGCGTCAGCAGACTTGCTGGGTAAGGACGGTTTGGGACTGGCAGACCATTTGTTTGTGGGTTTGGATGAGGATCCGGAGCATGTAGGGTTGACGGTGTTTTCCCCAAATCTGCGGGAGCAGTCTTTTTTGGCGCGGAAGCAGGAGTACTTACGAAATGTGGAAAGTATTGTCGGTCTCCACAGGGGCGCATTATCGGATGTAAACATGGAAAGCAGAACAGCAACGGAAATTTCCTCCAGTGCGGGGGATTTTAACCTGACTGTCATTGAATTTCAGATGGTTTGGGAAACGGCTTTGCGGCAGACGGTGGTGCTCTGCAGCTGGCTGGCAAAGTGCTATGGACTGGCTGGAACAGAGTGCATCCAACTAAGCATCGATTGGGGTAACGGTGTTTTATACGATGAGGACAAGATTTGGCAGGCATATAAGGAGATGGTGGAATCCGGACTTCTGAAGCCGGAGATCGCATTGGGCTGGCGCTTTGGCATGCCCACGGATACCCTGGAAGCTTTGCAGACGATTCGGCAGCGGTATATGCCGGAAAACAATTGAGTTGGAAATCAGCACGGTGGAAACACGGTGCTTTTTTCATATATTTTTGCCTGGACCGGGCGTAAAAAAAGGTCAGCCGCGGTGGGAGCAACCCCATAAAAAGCGTAGCGGCAGAAAGGAAAACCATGAAGCGTGAATTTTTACAGAATCTCAAAGTGGGGGATCAGTCATTGCCCAAAGAGGTGATCGATGCCATTATGGAAGAAAATGGCCGGGATGTGCAGGGGGCAAAGAACTGGCAGGAAAAGTACAACCAGGCGGTTGCCCAGCATCAAAAGGAGATCGCAGATCTGTCTTTTGGCGGTGCGCTCAACCAGGCGATTCTCCAGGCAAAAGGCCGCAATGCGAAAGCAATTACGGCACTTTTGGATGTGGACGCTTTGAGAAACAGTGAAAATCAGCAGGCTGCCATTGAACAGGCGCTGGAAACTCTGAAGCAGGAAAGCGGCTATTTGTTTGAGGCAGCACAGACTCCGCCCTCTTACGCAAGGGGCACAGGCTCCCAAATGGGGGCAGCAGAAAGAGCGCCTGCCACTTTGGCCGGCGCATTAAGAGAACGGTTTGAAAAGGAAAGGAAGTAAAAAACTATGGCAATTACATTAGCAGAAGCAAAAGTCGGCTTGGCCGACAAGGTAGATCAGCAGATCGTGGACATGTTCCGGCGCAGCTCCTTGCTGCTGGATCAGATGGTATTTGACAATGTGATCTCTCCCGGTACCGGCGGCAGTACCCTGACTTACGGCTACATCCAGCTGAAGACACCCTCCACCGCATCGGTACGAACCATCAACGGGGAATATGTTCCCGGCGAGGCCAAGAAGGAGAAGAAGACAGCAAATGCCATTATTATGGGTGGCGCATTCCAGATGGACAGAGTTCTGCAGAATACCGCGGGTGCTGCCAACGAAATGGCATTTCAGGCCGAACAGAAGATCAAGGCAACTGCCAACTATTTTCATAATTTGGTGATCAACGGCACTGGCGACAGCACCGGTGAGGGGTATGTAACCGGCACCTTTGACGGCTTGAAGAAGCTGCTGGCAGGCACTGCCAATGAGATCACCAGTCAGGTCAGCTTGACCACCTCTCAGGAGCTGGATGCCAACTACAACGCGTTTTTGGATGAAATGGACAGCTTCATCAGCTGTTTGGACGGTACACCCTCCATGCTGCTGATGAATCGGGCAATGCTGGTCAAGCTGCGCTCCATTGCACGCCGCGCAGGTTACTATGAGCGCTCTCAGGACGATTTTGGACGCACTGTCGAGACTTATGCCGGTGTGCCCATGGTGGATATGGGTCAGTACTACAACGGTACTGCGGTGCAGGATGTGGTGGAAACCAATGCAGCCGGTAAGACCGCAATCTATGCGGTTTCTCTGGGCCTGGATGGCTTCCACGGCATTAGTCCTATGGGTGATGGCGTGATTCAGTCCTATCTGCCGGATCTGAATACCCCCGGTGCGGTCAAGACCGGTGAGGTGGAGCTGGTGGCAGGTGTGGCTCTGAAGAATACACTGAAGGCTGCGGTTCTCAAGGACATTGCCATCAGCACTGCCGACTGATTCGGAGGTCGCTGCCTATGGTGGAGTATGATTTCTATGTGAATGCCTACCTGGGCAGCGCCATACCGGAAACTGCGTTTTCCGGTATGGCAGCCCGTGCGCAGGCGATTCTGCAGCGGTTTACGCAGATATATCAGATTCGTACATGGGGAGAAGATTCGGAAAAAATGGCGGTCTGCGCCATGGCAGAGGCGCTTTACGAGCGCCAGCGCCGCCGGGGAATCCGTTCTGCCAATGTGGGAAATGTATCTGTGCAATATGTGGATGAGGTGTTCTCGGATAAAGCCTTGCAGCGGGAGCTATACCACAGGGCAAATATCTATTTGGATATTTACCGGGGGGTGAAGGCATGACTGCTTGTCCGTTGGATTACAGCCTGTGCGACAGAACGGTAACCATTTACCGGCGGCAGGGTGAGCAGGTTTTACGTCAGGTGGTCACCGGCTGCTATTTTTCCATGCAGGAGAAGCGTTCCGTGGACGCATTGGGCTGCAGAAAAGAGGTAACCTTTCAACTGATTATGCCGTGTACGGTACAAACGGTTTTTCCCGGTGACCGTATTATGGAAGGAATCGGACCGGAGATATCCATGCAGCAATGGCTTGGGTTTATCCCTGCGGCGGTTTCCGGTTTGGTGGAGGTCGCCTATGTAACACCTTGTTACTGGGCGGGGGAACTGTGCCATGTGGAAGCGGGACGAAAGTAGAGGCGGAACAATGGATGTGTTACAGAAAGTCAAGCAATGGCTGCTGACCTATCCCGGCTGGGGAGACACCCAACTGTATGTGGATTATTTGGAAGCAGCACCCTGCAACGGTGGTCTGTATCCCCAAGGCTTGGAAGAACGAAGCCGCAGGGTGGACATGCTGGGGAATGTAAAAATAAGCTGCCGGTATCGATTTGCGCTATACCGGATGACGGCAGGTCAGCTAAACGGCGAAGAAAATGCCCGGTGGCTGCTGGATTTTCAGCAATGGGTACAACAGCAGAGTGTTGCCGGGCTGACACCCAAGTTTGGGGATGTGGCGGCCGATGAGCAGATCCGGGCAGAAAAAGGACAGCTGCGGGAAGCATCCCAGGCTGGGACAGGAACGTATCAGGTTATCCTGATTGCGGATTTTATAAAGTTATATGAGGTGAATGAATAATGGCAAAAATTGAAAGAAAGTATCTTGCCCACTTTATCAACACAGCAGACGCTGGGGCAGAAGCGGCAGTCTATGAACGATTGGGCAAGGATTTGGAAGAATTTAGTCCGGAACTTGCGGCACAGGTGGACAGCAAGAAGAATATTTTGGGTCAGAGCTCCGTGCTGATCTCCAGTTATGAAAAGACCGGCAGCGTGGAGCCTTTTTACGCAGAACAGGATTCCGGCTTGTTCCAGCGGCTGCAGAAGATTATCGATGATAATTTGGTGCTGGATGCATTGAAGACGGATGTGGTTGAGGTGAAGCTGTGGGAAGCTGCGGAAAGCGGTGCTTATCCCGCAGTCAAGGAAACTGCGTTTATTGAGGTTACCTCCTATGGTGGCGACACCACCGGTTATCAGATCCCCTTTACGCTGCACTATACCGGCGAAAAGGTGAAGGGTACTTTCAATATCAGCACGAAGGTGTTTACTGCCGCGTAATAACGGAAAATTCCCTCTAAGGTAAGGAGAGAAAGGAGCAAAATATGGAGAAAATTTCATTTGACAGTGGCGTAAAGGAATACCGTATCAATGGCGGCGGTGTACTGCGGTTTAATCCGGGCGATCCTAACTTGTATGTCCGCTTTTTGGATGCGGCGCAGAGAATCCAAAGCGTGGAGGAAACGCTGACACAGCAGGCAATGCAGATCGAAGGTACGGACGATGCTGCCCAGGCGGTGAAGCTGATGGCACAGGCAGATAAGCAGATGAAAGAGATTCTGGGTGAGGTTTTCGGTACAGGAAATGATTTTGACAAGCTTTTGGGCGGCGTGAATTTGCTGGCTGTGGCAGGCAACGGGGAACGGGTGGTAACGAACCTGTTTGCAGCGCTGCAGCCGATCCTGGTGGATGGAGCACAGCGGTGCGCTAAGGAAGCCGGTGAGCATGCGCTGCGTCAGGCAAAAGCACGCAGGGCAGCGCAATGACCGGCTGGGAATTGCCTACCAGGGCAACGATTGGCGGGAAAGATTATGAGATCCACGCCGATTACCGGGATGTTTTAGAAATTTTTTCCTATTTTGAAGATCCGGATTTGCCGGAGTACATCCGTTGGCAAATCGCGCTGGCGCTTTTCTATGAAGGGGAGATCCCTGAGGCACACCGGCAGGAGGCAATGGCGTATTTGTCCTCCTTTTTAAACTGCGGCAAACCGGAGCGGGGCAGGCATGAAGCGAAGCTTCTGGATTGGGAACAGGATGCGCTGATGATCGTGGCAGATGTGAATAAGGTGGCAGGGCAGGAGATTCGCGCCCTGCCATTTCTGCACTGGTGGAGCTTTATGGCTTGGTTCCATGCCATCGGAGAGGGGCAGCTTTCTACCGTGGTGGCGATTCGGGACAAATTGCGCAGAGGAAAACCGCTTGAAAAATGGGAAAAGGATTTTTACAGGGAGAACAAGGAACGGGTGGATCTGCCGAAGCGGTACAGTGCACAGGATTTGCAGGAACAGCAGCGGCTAAAAAAACTGTTGGGGGAGTAGATCCAAAGAGGAGAATCAATCGCCCCGCGGCGCGGGGCGTATTTTTTAGGTAGGTGAAAGGATGGCAAGCAATGAACAGATAATTCAAGTAGAAATGAACACCAAATCTGTTTTGCTGGGAGTAAAAGAGGTGTCCGGGGCATTTGGTGGTCTGAAAAAGACAGTCGGAAGCCTGGGCGCAGAATTGTCAAAGGCGTTCGGATGGGCAGCAGTTACTGCGTATATAAAAGAAGCGGTTCAATCCGGAGAAAGTTTGGATAAAGAATTGCTGGTGCTGCGGCTGGGCTTGGGAAAACTGAAAAGTGCCATCGGGCAGGCAATTGCACCTTTGGGCGCAATTTTTATTCCCATCATGCAGGAAGCGGTTTGGGCGGCGACTAGATTGGTAAGGGCAGTGGGTCAAGTAATCGGGGCGTTGCTTGGCGGTGGCAATGCCAGCCAAAGCTTCAGCGAAGAAACACAAAAAGCGAGTGATGCGCAAGTAGTACTTGCCAAAACCGGTACGAAGGTGAAACGGAGTCTTGCGGAGTTTGATGAACTGATTCGGTTGGGAGGCAGTTCTGGCAGCGGGGAAAGCGTGGTGGAAACCATAGAAAACAAAAAGCTGACGGATAATCTGACTCCTCAGCTGCAGGTGATCATTGACAAGATCCAAGCCTTGCTGGAACCCATTCGGAGAATCGATTTTTCCGCTGCAATCGCAGCATTTGGCAGATTCCGGGAAGCCATTGCGCCCTTTGGAAGGGAACTCTTTGCCGGACTGGAATGGGCTTGGCACAATTTGCTGGTGCCTTTGGCGGCATGGAGCATTGAGAATCTGCTGCCTGCGTTTTTGGGATTGCTCAGTGGTGCGTTACAGGTACTCAACGAAGTTGTAACCGCATTGAAACCCATGGGTACGTGGCTATGGAACCATCTTTTGCAGCCGATTGCTCAATGGACGGGGACTGCGATCATTGATGGCTTGCATTGGATGACCCAAAAGCTGGAAGCATTCAGCGGTTGGATCGGGAAAAACCAGGGGCTGGTTCGGGGACTGGTTGTGACCATCGGCACGTTGTCGGCAGCGGTATTGCTGGCAAATGGGGGACTGTCCCAATGGAATCTTTTGGGCGGAAAAGCAACGGGACTGACTTCGGGCCTGGGTATGGCATTTGGCGCGCTGTCTTCCCCTATTGGGTTGGTACGTACGGCAATTGGTGGGTTATCATCGCCCCTCGGATTGGTGAGCAAGGGAATCGGCGGATTGTCGTCGCCCATCGGCGTGGTAAGCACGGCGGTTTTGGTGCTGGTTGGTGCGGTAGCTGTGTTGGCAACTGCGTGGGACAGTGTAAAGACAAAAGCGCAGGAAGTATGGCAGTCAATTCGGGAAATTTGGACCGGGGCCGGAAACTGGTTTCAAACACAGGTGTATTATCCGCTGAAAGACGGGTTTAAAAATACGGTAAACAGCATCATTGGACTGATCAACGGAATGCTTTCCGGTGCGGTAAGAGGGATCAATGCCCTGGTGCGCGGACTGAACAGCTTTCAGATCGACATTCCCTCCTGGATACCGGTCATAGGCGGAAAGACCTTCGGCTTCGATATGGATACTGTGACAGCACCGCAGATCCCATATCTTGCGCAAGGCGCGGTATTGCCTGCAAACCGGCCTTTTATGGCAGTGCTTGGAGACCAGCGGTATGGTACGAACATTGAAGCACCCTTGGATACCATTAAGCAGGCCGTGGCAGAGGTACTTGCAATGCAAAGCGCAGGCAATGATACAGTCGTGAAAGTGAACTTTACCGGAGATCTTGCTCAGTTGGCCCGTATCTTAAAGCCTGCAATCGATACAGAGAACCATCGAAGGGGCAGTTCCCTTGCAAAAGGAGGCTTTTAAGTATGCAGGTATTTCTTTTGGATGGTATTGCGTACAACGTGCATGTTATGGAACTGAAACGGTCGTTTTCGGTTATGGACACGGATAAATCCGGGCGGACGCAAAACGGGGAAATGTACAGAGATATCATCGGTACGTTTTATAACTATACAATGACGATTCGGGAACGGGATGGGGATCATGCGGCAATGGAGGCGCTGTGGGAAGCGGCTTCCGCTCCGGAAACAAGCCACGTCTGCGTTTTTCCCTATGGACAGACTACAATGACGCAGAAAATGTACGTTACCAGCGCGGAGCAAAGCCTGACCCGAATGGAAAAGGACAGAAATCATTGGGGTGATATTGCGCTGAGTTTTGTTGCCATGAGTCCGAAGGTGGTGCCATGAGTTTAAGCATACAGTACATGGATGTGCCTGTAGGTGCACAGGAGGCTGCAATTGCTGCAGCAAATACAGCGCAACCGTTTGGCAACGCAATGCAGACAGTGACCGGAGCTGCGGATACACCATGGGTAACGCTGGAACCTGGCGGCTGGGCGTTGGACGGAAAGAAAAGACTGTTACCGGACAGTGCATTGCAGATCGGCTGGTGGAGCCAAAAGAGAACAGGAAGCGACGGGCGGTTTTCAACACCGCCCATCATCACGGTCACGTTCCCGGAACCGTATACCGCTACAGGACTGACATTTTGGTTTTGGCCTTCTTTGGGACACTGGTGCAGTGAAATGACAGTGCGCTGGTATTTGGGGCAAACGCTGCTGACGGAGGCTACGGTGTATCCCACGGATACAAAATGGGTTCTGGAGCAGTCGGTAGAGAGTTTCGACAAGATCACCGTGGAATTGGCAGCAACGAATATCCCAGGACAGTTTGCCAAGCTTCAGCAGATACAGATCGGGCAGGTCGTGGCCTTTTTGCAGGAAGACATTGTACGTGTCAGTCTTTTGAACGAGATGGATCCTGCACTTTGTGAACTGAGCGCGGATACTATGCGGATCGAGCTTAGGGACAGAAAGGGCCGCTCTATCATTCCGCAGAAGAATCAGTCCATGTGTTTATATCGGGATGGACAACAATTGGCCTCCCAGTATATTGTGGATTCCAGCCGGGAGGAACAAGAATACTATATTTTTCAGTGCCAGTCGGCAGTGGGACTTTTGGAAGATGATTTCATGGGTGGAATTTATAAAAAGTATCCACTTGGAACGCTGCTTGCGGCGGTCATGGGGGACGTTTCTTATACATTGGATGACAGTTTTTCCGGGCTGACCGTGACCGGGTATCTTCCGGTATGTACCCGGCGGGAAGCGCTGCAGCAGATCGCATTTGCAATCGGCGCGGTGGTAACTACACAGGAGGATGGTTCGGTATGTCTGCTGCCCTGCAATACAGAAGTGACCCATGCGTTTACCGGAAGTGATGTTTTTACAGGAGCAAAGGTAACACGTGAGGCGCAAACGGCTGCGGTTCAGATCTATGCGCATAGCTATAAGCCGGGTGAGGAAGTGGAAACACTGCTGGATCAGGAAAGCGTGGATGGAAACGGCGTGGTGTTTGTGTTTTCTGCGCCACATCACAGCTATACCATCACCGGCGGGACGATTGAGGCAAGTGGAGAGAACTGGGTGCAGATATCTGCTGATGGAGAGGTAACGCTGACGGGAAAGAAATATGTACATTCCACAACCGTCCGTACAAAGAAAAATCCGCTGGCAACCGCAGCGGAAAAAAGCAATGTTGTTACTGTGGATAATGCTACACTGATCCATTCCGGAAATGTATCAGCAGCGTTGAATCGACTCTATGAGGCGCAAAAACTAAAAAATGTACTGCAGGAAGATGCGGTGATCTCGGAACAAAAAACAGGACAGCTTGTTTCCAGCATCAATCCGTGGGGAACGACAACGGTCGGCTACATTACGCGCATGGAAAGCGAATTTACAAACAACGGACACACCGCCCGTGTCATTATCCGGGGCGTGGAAAGCAATATGCATGAAGGGAAAACCCTATTTACGGAGGGGGAGGCGACGGTGTGATGGAATTGATTACAAACCGAACAGAAGCGGACGTGCTGATGGGAACTGCAAAGGGAACCTACAATTTTTCGGATCTGAACCGGGTAGAAACCGCGGTCAAGACACTTTGCGAAGCCGCAAAGGAATTGAGCGTGCACTTTACGCCGTCGGTAAAGACAGACTGGGCGTATCCAGGGACTTTTTCTGCCGATACGTGGCCAACACAGAGCCAGATGCTGCGGTATTTGGACAATGTCAAACAGCTGTGCAAAAAGGTCGGCGTGACAGCCAAGTTGCCGGCATCCATGGAAAAGCTGAATTGGATGGGCGCGAATCAAATCGAGAAAGCATTAAGCGCGGTAAATGACAGAATCGAAAATGTCATTCAGGGGTTTCAGTATAGCGGAGAAATTTTTGCGGGAGAGGAGAATGGTTTATGAAAGACAGAGTACCCGGCGCGCCGGGACAATATAAAGCTTATGTTTCGGCTGCGGAACGCAGCAAACTGCAAAGCGGAAAAGAGTTTCGGATCACGCTGAATCGGGATGATGAACCAATCGTGAAAGGAACACCCTACAGCAAGGAGGCAGTTTTGCCGGATGCGCTGGCAAAAGTGCTCTGCCCGGGGGTGGATGACCCGACACCGGCGGATGCTTTCAGTGGCGTTTTACCAAAAACCGGCGGTACGATGACCGGAACGGCAAAGTTTATCCCGGAGAACGGAACGGACGTGATCACCTCCGAGGTATACCGGAATGTTCCATCCAATTCACCTACAGCGTCCTATAAAACAAGAAACGTAATTACAAATGACGGTGCTGCAACGATGCAATTTTATAAGGGCGATTTGGGTACGGAACCGGGTGGTGATCCAGTAAACTACATGAAACTGACAGAAACGGACACACGGCTAATGAAGCCGTTGACGGTTAGCTCCGGTGGTACTGGGCGTACTTCTGTTACTGCTGGCAATTATCTTGTTGGTAATGGTGCGAATGGGATGGTAGAGAAAACGCCTGAGGCGGTTTTGAGAGATATCGGAGCGGCAAGCGCAGATGATGTAGCAGAGTTTGCTACAGAAACATGGGTAAAGAACCAAATTGCAGCGGCGGCATTGGCTGGCTCAAATGTAGATCTCAGCGGATACGTTGCCAAGGACGGCAGTACAGATATGACCGGGATGCTGAAATTCAAGCCAGCAAGCGGAACAAGTGTAATTGCTCCTGAGGTATACCGAAACTTGCCGACCAATTCACCTACGGCATCTTACAAAACTAGAAATGTCATTGCAAGCAACGGTGCAGCAATGCAGTTTTTCAAGGGCAGTGTTGGTACTGATCCATCTACAGAAGTGAACCGCCTTACACTTACAGAAACCGATACACAGTTGATGAAGCCGTTGACTATTTCTTCCGGTGGTACAGGACGGGATTTGTCTGCAGCTCCCGCCGGCGCTGTTTTTAGAAATGCTTCGGATGGCACCGGCATGTATTACACGCCTACAGTAAGTGGTGCGATGTATGCAACTGCCGAAAACGGAACACCGAAGTTTGGTACATTGCCGATTGCGCAGGGTGGTACTGGTGCAACTTCTGCAGCTAATGCTGTTACGAATCTTGGAATCAATGATTATGTTGTTGCGCAAGGCACGTCCGGAGGATGGAGATACCGCAAGTGGAACAGCGGCATCGCAGAGTGCTTTTTGAGTTCGGAGGTTGTGCCTACCAATGGCGCGGGGGAAAAATATCATAGTGTAACCCTCCCCTTTGCATTTTACAATAATTCGTATCACGTAAGCGTGAGCGGAGTAAAAGCGGCGCACCAAAACTACGCCCACGATTTTTTGCTTGGGGATTCCAGTTCCAACGACGGCAGAACGACCACAAGCATCATGTTCCATTTTCAATACAGCAGTGATACGGCGTACAATGTAGGATTTACTATTTTTGTCATGGGAAGGTGGAAGTAATATGAGAGTTGTAAACCAAATGTTAGTAACAATTGCGGAATATGACTTGAGCAAAGGCGGTCTTGTTCCGGCAAAAGCCATCAGGGAAGATGCTGCTCCCATCGACAATGTAATCAAATTTGCCTGGGCAGATGAAGATTATGAAGATGTGATGGTGTATGTGCCGAACCAAGAATCAAATGAAGCACCAACTCAATTAGACAGAATCGAAGCACAAGTAGCTTATACCGCCATGATGACGGATACGCTTTTGGAGGTGTAACCAATGTACGAAAAAATTAAAAAGTGGTTCTATATGGGCCTGTGGTCTGCTGAACAGGTACAGAAAGCAGCGGAAAAGGGCGTTATTACCGGGGAACAAGCAAAAGAAATATTGGTGCAGGAGGAGTAAAGCATGGCTAAAAAAGTATTTCTATCTCCCTCTGACCACGGCGTTGGAAAAAATGTGTGTCTGCACAAAGATTGCTATGAGGACAAGCACACTAGACCCATTGCAGAGGTTTGCGCAAAGTACCTTAAAAACAGCGGTATCGGTGTGATGATTGGCATTGCGGATCAAAGCCTTTCCAAACGCTGTCAGGACTCCAACGACTTCGGTGCTGACCTTCACGTTCCCATTCATACGAACGCTTGGAGCGACCCGGAAATGCGGTATCTGATGTTCATGTTCTATGCTGACAACGAAAAGTACCGCAAGGTATTCAATGCGGTTGCACCGGAACTGGAAGCAGTCTATCCCGGAAACAAGAAAGCGGTTTTCGCAGTGCGAACTGATCTTACTGAGATTACAAGGCCGTATGCGGTGTCGCTGTACTGCGAGTTGGGTTTCCACACCAACCAAAAGGACTGTGACGAATTTATCCATGATCCTGAGACCGTAGGCAAGGCTTTGGCGAAAGGCATCTGCAAGTACCTGGACGTTGCTTTCGTTGAAACCCCGGATGGCTATACGCTGGAACAGTTTGTTCGTGATGTGCAGGCGGCTACGGGGTCTGCTGTGGATGGCATTGCGGGACCGGAAACAATTGGCAATACCCCCACGGTTTCCGCGGGAGTCAACCGCACACATCCTGTGGTTACGTACATTCAGAAACGGCTGGCAGCGCTGGGCTACGGTCAAGTCGGTATTGCCGACGGTATGGCAGGCCCGCTGTTTGACGCGGCTGTGCAAGCGTTTCAAGAGGAAAACGGCTGTATCATAGATGGAGAAGTGACTGCACAGAACAAAACCTGGCGTAAATTGTTGGGAATGGAATAGGGAGGGCACGATGAGCGAAGCGATTATCGTGGCGCTGATAACCGGAGGCCTGTCCCTTACAGGTGTGGTCATTACCTGCCTGGCAACCGCTAAGAAAAATGAGACCGCGATGAAAGTGTCCCAGGCGGTGATCGATACAAAAATCGATGAATTGACCAGAGAAGTCAGACTACATAATGGCTTTGCACAGAGAATGCCGGTTGTAGAGGAACAGATTAAGATCATCAATCATCGGTTGACGGATTTGGAGCATCCGGATTAGGAGGAGCGCATGGAAAAAATGATACAACGTATATCAGACTTAATTAAAGTAAAGACATTGGTCACATTGGTTGTGGTTACGGTATTTGCAGTACTTGCCTTGCGG